GGCGGCATGACCAAATGAGATCTAGCCGGGGGATGGGGATAATTAACCCCTCTAAAATGCCAAATGCCAAGACGATCAAACGTAAGGATGATCCGAACAAGGTCAAGATGTACGCCGAGGGTGGTGAGTCCAAGGTGAACGAGGCTGGTAACTACACCAAACCCGGCATGCGTAAGGGCCTGTTTGAGCGTATTAAGGCTGGCGGTAAGGGGGGTGCTCCGGGGCAATGGAGTGCTCGTAAGGCCCAGATGTTGGCTATGCAGTATAAGAAGGCTGGTGGAGGCTACCGTGATTGATTTTATTCAAAAACAGATTGAGATTTCTGAGCGTCTGTTTGATTTGATGCAAAAAGATCACAAAGAGCGTATGAACGGTATTGCCGTCTGGGCCGAAATGAGCACTGGGTTGATGAATAAACTTAACCAGCGGGATGAAGAAATAACTAGACTGCGTCATTGTGTGCGGGTATTAGAAGAGCAACTTCAAAAAAGTAATTTTGGAGAGACAAATGAAAGCGCCTCAAAAAAGTCTGAAAGCGTGGACTCAACAAAAGTGGAGAACTAAAAGTGGCAAACCATCTACGCAAGGACCGAAGGCTACAGGGGAAAGATACCTCCCAAGTAGCGCCATCAAAGCGCTCTCCCCGCAAGAGTACGCGGCGACCACCCGTGCCAAAAGAGCCGGTAAAGCAGCCGGAAAGCAGTTCGTCGCTCAGCCTAAAGGGGTGGCTAAAAAAGTTGCTCCACATAGGAAAATAGCATGAGCACATCTGGCGCCTCTATATTTAATCTAGACCTCAATAACCTCGTAGAAGAGGCTTTTGAGCGTTGTGGTGCCGAGTTACGTACCGGCTATGATCTACGTACAGCCCGTCGTTCCCTTAACTTATTGACGATTGAGTGGGCTAACCGGGGTATTAACCTGTGGACTATTGAGCAGGGTTCGATCCCTATAAATCAAGGGCAGATAACCTATGCGTTGCCCGTGGATACTATTGACTTGATGGATATGGTAATTCGTACCCAGACCGGTATAAACCAGTCAGACATCAATATCAACCGAATTTCTAGTAGCACCTACTCTACGATCCCTAATAAGAATGCCCAAGGCAGGCCAATTCAGGTCTGGATTGACCGTCAAAGTGGATATGACAATCCCACGACTATTACCCTGAACGGGGGGATTTCGGCTACTGCCAACACAATTACCTTGAGTTCTGTGGCTGGATTGAACTATGTTGGCTTTATCAAGGTCGATTCAGAGACCATCGGATACAACGAAATATCAGGGAATACCCTACAAAACTGTGTCCGTGGGGTAGATAACAGCACTGCCGCATCACACCTAACGGGGGCTGCGGTTACGGTTCGGAACCTTCCCAATATCTGTGTCTGGCCTTCCCCGGATCAGTCTAACTTTTATTCCTTTGTTTACTGGCGTTTACGCCGGATTCAAGATGCTGGCAATGGTATTAATACCGAGGACATACCTTTCCGTATGATCCCCTGTATGGCGGCTGGATTGGCCTACTATCTGTCTCTAAAGATACCGGGGGCTGAGACTAGGATTGACATGTTAAAGGCATCATATGAAGAACAATGGGCGTTAGGCTCAAGTGAAGATCGAGAGAAGGCTTCCTTGCGGCTGTCTCCACGGCAGTATTTTTACTAAGGTAAGTTATGTCAGGCCCAAAGTTTGCCACTGGCAAAAAAGCAATAGCGGAGTGCGACAGATGTGGATTTCAGTACAAACTCAAGCAACTGAAAAAATTGGTTATCAAGACCAAAAACATCAATTTGCTGGTTTGTCCAACATGCTGGGAGCCAGATCAGCCTCAGTTACAGTTAGGGATGTATCCGGTTTATGATCCACAGGCTTTACAGAATCCAAGGAAAGATACGAGTTATATACAAGCAGGTTTTACAGGTATTCAGACTAACCCATTAAACTTGCCGAATGAGGATGTAGATGCTTTTGGAACGCCGTCTGGCGGTAGTAGACAGATCCAATGGGGGTGGAATCCTGTTGGTTTGGACAATCCCTTGCAGTTATCTGGGTTACTGAATAACCTAGTGGCTAACGGGGAAACAGGAACCGTAACAGTAACAATAACTTAGGAGTAAAAAATGAAACTTAAAGCAGCATTGAAGGCACATATGGCTAAAAAGGGCGCCGAGGCTCACCCCGATGCTAATGTAAAGAAAATGGCTAAGGGCGGTAAGACTAACGCACAGATGAAGGCAATGGGTCGGAATCTGGCAAAAATTGCCAACCAGAAGAAGTCTATGTCAATGGTTCGTAAAACGGGGATCTAATATGGATACGCCAGTCAAGCAAGTACCAATTGTGCCCAATAACAATGGGTACCCTAACAACGTGCCTAACACGCAAACCCAACGGACTCGTGGTACTAAGAACACGACCCGTGGGAACAGTCATAGCAAAAAGATGGGATAAGCGGTGGATTACGCTACTCTGTTTCAGACTATCCAAGCGTACTGTGAAAACGATTTCCCAGACACGGTAGTCAATACTCCTAACGGTGGAACTACGGGTAATCCCCCGGTTCCTATTACGACTGTTTCTTCAACAAGTTTCCTTACGAAGACGCAGATTGATACGTTCATCGAGCAGGCAGAGTATCGGATATTTAACTCGGTTCAGATCCCAGATCTTCGTAAGAACGTGACGGGTAATGCCACAATTAACAACCAATATCTAAGCGTTCCATCAGATTGGCTGGCTAACTTCTCATTAGCCGTTATTGAGCCGGTTACAGGAAGGCAGTCTTTCTTGCTTAATAAAGACGTTGAGTACATTCGTGAGTCATTTCCAATCCCAACGTCTACAGGGATACCAACTCACTATGCTATTTTTGATCAGAACTCGTACATTCTTGGGCCTACCCCGGATGCCGCTTACCTAATGGAATTGCATTATTTCTATTATCCAACATCCATTGTCTCAACCACTGTAACTAATACGACTTGGTTGAGCACAAAGTTTCCACAGGCACTCTTATATGGGGCGCTTTTGGAGGCTTATACGTTCATGAAAGGCGAGCAGGACGTGAATCAGAACTATATAGCACGTTACAATGAGGCTCTTGCCATGCTGAAACAGTTGGGCGAAGGCAAGAATCGTCAGGATATGTACAGAACCGAACAAGCGAGGTATCCGGTCAAATGAGCAGCATGAGCGAAGTAGCCTTTCTTTTGGGGGGCAGTCAAGTCAAAGTTATGACTACGCAAGGTCGTGGGTTTACGCCTGAAGAAATGGCTGAACGTGCTACCGACAAAATCATCTCTGTTGGATCTCAGACGCATCCTGCGATTCGAGATCAGGCCGAGGCGTTCCGAAACCAGATTAATAAGGTTTTGGTGTTTTATATGCAGGAAATGGTCAGGACACACCAAGTGACTCTGGCAAACAAGTTCAGGAATGCTGGATATCCTGAGTTAATTAAAATTTTAGATGAATAAAGGAGCCTAACATGGCGATTACCCAAGCAATGACCACTTCGTTTAAAGCCGAACTTTTGTTGGCTGTACACGATTTCCGCCCAACAGGCGACACAGGCGCAGACACGTTTAAACTTGCTCTGTACACATCCGCCGCAACATTAGATGCCAATACGACTGCGTATACTGCTTCTGACGAATCAAGCGGTTCTAACTATTCGGCTGGCGGTCTAGCACTGACCAACACAGGTGTAACGGCAACCAACATCAACGCCAACACTGGTACAGGTTTCTGCGACTTTTCCGACCTAACCTTCCCGAACGTATCGGTGACGGCTCGTGGCGCTTTGATTTATAACACCACGCCTTCGGCAAACAGCAATGCCAACACGACTCTGACTAATGCTTCTGTCTGCGTTCTGGATTTTGGCGGCGATAAGACATCTACAGATGGCGACTTCACTATCATTTTCCCGACCAACGACGCTTCTAACGCTATCATTCGTATTGCTTAATCATGGCATTAGTAATTAAAGACCGTGTACAGGAGACCACCACAACCACCGGAACAGGGACAATAACCCTAGCCGGTGCGGTCTCCGGTTTTCAATCGTTTTCTGTAATTGGGGACAGCAATACTACTTTTTACTCTATTGTGGGCGGTACAGAGTGGGAACTAGGTATTGGTACATATACGTCTTCTGGAACTACTCTTTCTAGAGATACTATTTTAGAGTCTAGTAATGGAGGAACTGCGGTTAATTTTTCCGCTGGAACTAAAACGGTATTTTGTACCTATCCTGCGGAACGGTCAGTATATGTAGACGGTTCAAGTATCGTCCCCGGAGCAACGGCTAGTTTACCGGTTGTATCTGGTGGCACTGGTCAAACTACTTATACCGATGGTCAGTTACTGATCGGTAACACCACAGGAAACACTCTCACTAAAGCCACGTTAACCCAAGGAAGCGGTGTTACGATTACTAATGGTGCTGGGTCGATTACAATTTCCGCATCAGGTGGAGGCGCTACCGGTTATGGCGATGTTGGAACATACGCAACTTTACATAACACATCAACAACAACAACTTATAGCGCCGGTGCTACTGAATCAGGGGCTTCATTAGCCGTTACTTGCGCTATTAGAAGCACAATTGCACAAACAGCAAGCACAACAGGTGCTCCGGCTGGGACTTGGAGAGTTATGTCTAATTACAATAACAACATTGCGAATAAAAGTCTTGTAGTTGGCACATGGCTTCGTATTGCGTAAGGATTAACAATGAATCTTGTTTATGCAAAAAACCCAAAATGGGTAACTCGGGATCAAACGTTAATTGATCTTATGGTTCGATTTGAGGAAATACCAGAAGATTTGCCATTTACAGCCGACCCAAATGATTCGGCAGAACACGGTAGAAACATTCACGCTAGAGCCTTGGCTGGCGAATTTGGGGTAATTGCAGATTTTAATGTTGCTCCGCCAACTGTTAATGAAGTTTCTGATGCAATAAAAACAGAAAGAAATGATCGTATTGCGTTAACAGATTGGACTCAACTTCCTGACATTCCGCAGGCTACTAGGGATTTATGGGAGCCTTATCGCCAAGCCTTGCGTAACATACCTCAGCAATCTGGTTTTCCTTGGTATAACCAAGTTGTTGTAGAAACTAATTTGGGTTATGAAACTGATTTATCCAAGGCACCTTGGCCTCAAACCCCATAAGGATTGACAATGGCACTTATTCTAAAAGACCGAATTAGCGAAACTACCACTACAACTGGTACAGGTACGCTTACGCTTGATGGCGCTCTTTCAGGATTTCAACCGTTTTCAAGTATTGGTGACACTAATACAACCTACTACTGTATTACGGATGGTGCTGCTTGGGAGGTTGGTCTTGGAACATATTCAACCAGTGGTGACACATTAGCCCGTACCACGGTGCTGTCTAATTCAAACGGCAACACTACCCAAATTACATTGGCGGCTGGTACCAAGACGGTGTTTTCAGTCTACCCAGCAGAACGGGCAATAGTTGTAGATGGATCAACCATCCAGATCCCCAATAGCGCTGTATTACCTCTTGCGAATGGCGGGACGGGGTCGAGCACCGCCGCCTTTTCTGGGTCGAACATTACAGACTTAAATGCCACGGCAATCACAGCAGGGACAATATCAAACAACCGAACCACAGCCTCAAGTTCCAACGGGGCAAGCAGTATTGTAGAGCGTGACGCCACAGGTAATTTCTCAACTAATATTATTACAGCGAACAGTTACAGTGGATCGGGCGCAAACCTTACATCTCTGAACGCTTCTTCAGTTTCTAGCGGAACTTTAGCAGCGGCAAACGGCGGCACAGGACAAACTTCACTAACCGCCAATAACGTAATCCTTGGTAACGGCACATCTGCGGTTCAGTTTGTTGCTCCGGGGACAAGTGCAAACGTATTAACTTCTAACGGAACTACGTGGATATCTCAGGCTGCTGGAGGTGGTGGGTCATTTACACCAATAACTGCTACTGGCGGAACAACTGCAAACGTTACAATAAATGGGGTTCTTTCCACCACCCATACTTTTACTAGCGGTACAACAGACTTTACTGTAACTGCCGCCGGATCAGACGGAATTGTTCAGTATCTTGTAGTTGGTGGCGGTGGCGGGGGCGGTGCTGGTG